GGTATTAGTTGAAAATTCTGTTATTTTTAATGTATGACGGCTACAAAACAGCAAGAGATAAGTTTAAGGTACGCACAAGGGGAGGTGTTTAATAGTGATAAAAGATTTCGGGTGTTGGTTGCAGGAAGAAGGTTTGGAAAATCATATTTATCCTGTATTGAATTGCTCAGAGGAGCTATCAATCGACCTAATGAAGTTTATTTCTATTGTGCTCCTACTTATCGGATGGCGAAGGATATTGCGTGGAAAGAGTTAAAGAGGTTAACACCGAATATTTGGATTAAAAGTAAGAATGAAACAGATTTAAGATTGGAATTGATAAATGGATCAACTATTGAGTTGAAGGGAACTGAAAATGCTATGGCATTGAGAGGAAGAAGTTTAGCTGGTGTTGTTTTAGATGAGGCAGCATTTATGGATAGAGAAGTGTGGGCTGAAGTTATTAGACCTGCATTAGCTGATAAACAGGGTTGGGCTTTGTTTATTAGCACTCCTGATGGAACTGCCAGTTGGTTTTATGATATGTGGTGTTATTGTGGCGAGGAAGAGTGGGATGATTGGCAGAGATGGAGCTTTACTACGATTGAAGGGGGTAATGTAAAGAAAGAGGAAGTTGAGGCTGCTAGAGGTCAGTTAGATGCGAGGACATTTAGACAGGAGTTTGAAGCTAGTTTTGAGAACTTAACTGGTCTTGTCGCTGTTAGCTTTAGTGATGACAATATTGATAAAGAGATTGCTGATCTACATATGCTTCCCTTGTTAATCGGATTGGATTTTAACGTTGACCCTATGGCAGGAGTTTGTGCGGTAAAGCATGACAATAACCTATATGTGTTTGATGAAATCATGCTAACAGGTGGTGCTACCACTTGGGATTTTGCTGAAGAGGTCACAAGGCGGTATGGAGTTGATCGTAGAATTATTGCCTGTCCTGACCCAACGGGTAGTGCAAGAAAAACAAGTGGGGTTGGTGTTACTGACCATACAATTCTTAGACGTAATGGTTTTACAGTTATGAGTCCTAAAAGTCCGTGGAAGATCAGAGATAAGATTACTTCTGTTAATACTGCCTTACTTGATGCCAATGGAGATCGAAGAACTTTTATTCATCCTCGTTGTAAAGAATTGATAAAAGCACTTAGAACTTTAACTTATGCACCAAATACAGGCTTACCAAATAAAAATTTAGGAGTTGATCATGCTTTTGACGCTTTTGGTTATCTTTGTTTGCAACAATTCAATTTGGCAAAACCAGAGACATTAGGGCAAACTGCGTTTAGAATATATTAAGATACCTAATTCTTACTATGCCTTACCATACTGGGATGAAGAAAAAGAAAAAGAAGAAAA